AAGTTTCTCTTCCAAAGTAAGAGAATCAAAGGAAGCCATGTTTTGATAGATGTCTTCCTGCAGTCGGTTGATTTCTGCGAGCTCGGCACGAACTACATCAGATTTAAAGAAATCACTCACAGATCATACTCCTTAGGATTTGTTTGTGCTTTGGCACATCGATATTTAGAAAGGGTTCGTACTTCTTGATTTTGAGGGAAACCGAATCCCAGATGGGGTCATCCAGTTGTTTATCGAACCGTTTCCTGAACTCAAATATTCTATCATAGATCACTAAAGTTTCTAGTGAAACTTTTCCACCAAGATACTTTTTGAGGAGAATTGGATGACCATTGGAACAGTCGAACAGTGTCTCTAATCCGTTCAACGATAGCAATTCTTCGGATTGTTCTCTGAACAAGTAACTCAAACTCTGCGTCCTTTTGCGCCAGTTTTGATACTCGCTTTCTCCTTCTTTTATTAATTCTCCAATCCATATCTTTTCAGGGGAATCTGATGAAATAAAGTTTGCCACGAAGTAGTCACGAACTTCTTCGTCTTTCTTCTGTCTGGACATTTTTTCAAACCAGTATTTGTCCTTACGTTTATTAAACGCAGAGACAGATGCCCTGGTCCGACCACCATACTGAAAGAAGTCATACTTATCTTTCGTAAAGTGGTTCTTTAATGACAAATATGTTTGATAGCAATCAAACGGGGTCACGGGTAATTTACTCACATCAATAAATTTTAGGGAAATACTTTCCTTCTTTTTGCAAGTTTTGACAATACTTATAGAATTTTTGGTCGGCAGGAAGACTAACGTCTAGATCATGATAGAAGTATTGACGACCATGACGTGGTACATCAGTTTGCCATCCAAGATAATTGATTAAACCACTCTGACTGGAAGTTGGATACTCATCAATTTCAATCTTGCTATTAGGGTGCCAATCCCATGGAGTGCAAGAATCTACAGTAAGAATAGGAATCAATGTGTTTCCTGCTGTCATCCTGAAGAATCCTTCATGCCAAGCATCGAAGATTGGTTGCTGAAGGTCACGTTTGTCAAACTTTCTACCATTAGTTGCGTGGAAGATTGCATCTATACCACCCAAGTTTTTAATCTTAGTGGTGAGAGGACTGGTTGCCCTTCCCTCCATGTATCCCCACATATCATTGCAGAGCATACCCACAATGCTTGGGATATTGGTTCTAAGATCATCTGGTCTATCCATCCCAACGACGACAATATCTTCGTCAGGATCACGAGGGAGACAACTTTCAAACATGGGTAAACCATAGGTTTTGTATGTTGCACCCATGATTTTACCATTCGAATTATAGTGACGAATTTCGTTTCTGAAAACCTCACCAACCCTTTCCTTTTCCTTAAAATTAGTTCCAAGAGAAAGGTTAATGCCCGTCTTCTTTACATGCTCTTCAATCTCTTTGAGAGAATCTTCAACCAACTCATAATCATACTCCCAACCAGCAAAGTAACCAGAAAGGGCACCTTCTGGTGTCAAGAGATGCTTAACTTCATTCTCCTTAGCCCAGTCAATGGCCTTTAGAATTTCTATCTTGTTGTTTACAACATCAGTTCCCACTGGGATTTGAGCACCAGCAACTCTCACATAAACTGGATCTAGGTCTGGGATATTTAATTGGGATGGGTCAAATTGAGATTCCATTTTCAATCAATAGGTAAACGAGCTCGAGATGTTTTCTTCATGAAGTTAAGTTTAAGTGCATCACACTTAATCTTTTCTTTCAGTGGTTTAGAAATGATCTTAGACACTGATTCTACTTCAATACCATTTTCTTCACAAAAGTGAATTATAGCATCTATGTAGTTCATGTCTTCTTCTCTTTGCACAATCCTCTCGATTTCCATCGCAAAGGTAGTGGCAGTAAGGAATTTCTGATCGAATACTTTTTTAAGTTCCTGTTCCATATTCAGATAATTTGTTTTCTACAAAGTTTTGGACATATCTTGCAAGTAGTTTGATATATTCTACTTTTTCTTCACCTCTAATAACATACTCTACAACGTCCCCATTTTCGCATGACATGAGGATAACAAACTTCTTGACAAGGATATCTGTCAATTCGTAGAACATGCAGGCATATGCTGCTGCCTGAACAAAATAGTTTTCAATCCATTCTTTTGGTTTTGGTTTCTTGGCAGTTTTAAAGTCAATGACTGCCAACTCACCATCATACTCAGCAATGCAGTCAACAGTCCCTGCAATGCCCAAGTGAAGACTATAAAGACTGTCCTCTAAAGCATGAATGTTATCAATCTTATCAAGATACGGTTTTGCTTGCTTAAACAAATATTCGGATAATGGTTGAACTGAAGGTAGATCTTCGTTCTTTAGATAACTCTCGGCAAGAGAGTGCATATCTGTTCCACGACTGGTTGCTGCTTTAGTGATTTGGTTAGCTTTCTCTTCACCAACCTTCTTTCTCCAATCAGCAAAAATTTGCCTGTTATAAAAACTGGTGACCGAAGTAATGGACACCAGTCGTCGGAGTTCTTCTTCTGTGGGGAGTTTGTAGTAACGAACTCCATCAATGGTCTCCCTCTCAAGTTTAGGGAGACCAACATCAACAAAATTAAACATTAAAATCCTAGTGCCAGTTTTTTAACAAGATATTCTTTGACCAGACCAGAACGAACAATGTCATCAGTGTCAAATTCGACAATATTGAAAGAGTCCATTTGTTCAATGATTTTCATGAAATCAAGGATTCCATTTCTTTCATAAGATTTGGTAAGGTCAGTTTGGGTGGCATCACCACAGAACATAATTTTAGAGTTATCACCCACTCGTGTAATTATACTATCTAATTCATGAAAATTCAAGTTTTGACACTCATCAACGATGAGAATCGCATCATCAAAAGTAGTTCCACGAACAAATGACGTAGACCAGAAACTAATCGTCTCCTGTGCCTTAAGATTGCCATACAGCATCTCAAAATCGGCATCCGTAGGCATCTCAA